GATCAGTTAGTTTAAAATAGTTACCATTCTTTTTTGCTAACAAAGCTTTTTTAGTTAATTTAGCACCTGCCTTAGCAGCAAAACCACCAGGCACACCAAGGTTGACCATGATCTTAGTCAAGTTACCAGCAAAAGTTGCTTCAGCTTTTTCATCGAGTCCGGTTAAATCATCAAAGAAGTTTTCTACTTTAGCTGCGTTGCTAGTACCAAAACCTAAATCCATAAGTGCAGCACCAAGCGTAAATGCACCTTTAGGTATATCTAATAAACCCGAACCAATACCAGCCAACATAGATTCTAGTGTGCCTATTTTATTAGTTCCAAAAGAATTACCACCAAAACTTTTATTTTTATCTTTAGCAACACCACCGATAGACATACCAACACGGCCACCTTTATTATATTTTTTACCTGCTTGAATAGGCATAAAAGTTCCGGGAGTAGCATCAATATCAGTAGGATAGTTTTCAAACATTTCAGAAACATTTTTTTTTGTTATGTATTTAGAAGTGCTAACAAGTTTAGGTAGTTCTAGCTCTTCAATTACAGCTTCAAAATTAGGCATTTTTCCTGTTTGCTTCTCTATTGCAGGTAAAGCTTTAGCACCAATTCTACCTTCAACTGTTTCAAAACCCATGCCAATACTTTTATAAAAATCTTCAATTTTTCTTTTTTGTTCTATAATTTCAGGAGTATTACTACCAGCATATTTTTTGTAAAAAGAATCAACTGAATGATTAAAAGTTCTATTCATTCTTCCAACACCTAAAGTTTTATTACCAGGAAACATTATGTTTCTTTTTTCACTTGCTATTGCAGAAAAATCATATACATCAAAAACCTTACCTTCTTTGGCTATTCTAATATAATCATCGTATGTTCTTGGTTTAAAACTTATTTCTCCTGTTTCTTTATTTAATCTAACATCTATTAGTTTTTTTAATTTAGGGTAGTTTACAATGTCTTCTGGATTATTTTTAAAATATTGATTATACACGGCAACTTGTGTGCCTTGTTTTCTTAAAATTTCTTTTTCACTTTCATTTAAAAATTTTAATCCTTCTCTCATTCTTTTATTTTTATTTATAGCAGCTTGTTGAGGATTAGCTTTTCTTTTTGTTAATCCAGTTTTACCTTTATAAAAAGTGTTCATTCTTTCTATTTGACCTACGGTATATGGTGTTGTTTCCCCAAAATATTTTTTAGCTAAAACAGAATTAGCACTATTAGTTTTGGGTATATCCATCATACCTTTAAAATCTTTAACAAATTCTTTTTCTATTTGTTTGTTTGGAAAATCAACTCTGGTTACTTTACCTTGTGCGTTTCTTCTTGGTGTAGGTACTCCTATCTTTTCACCAGCACGTTTTTTTTCTGTAAAAATACGCATCTGTTTAGATTTTTTGTCAGCTATTTGTTTTTTACTTGGGTTAGTAATAAACTTAGGATTAGGATAAAAATTTTGTACAATATTTCTAACAGTATTTCTAGAACCCTCAGGTACACCTATTTCTTTAGATGCTGTTTGTATAAACAAAGGTTCATTTTTTTTAAGTTTATCTAAATAATCAAATATTTTTTTATTTTTAGAACTTAATAGTTTAGATTTATTACCTTGTGATATTAATTTTGCAAATGTTCCTATAGCCATCGCTTAACTCGCTGCGTGGGCTTTGGCTTCCTCGGGATCATTAGTAGGCATAATTTCATTCTTACTATTAACAGCTAAGAATAAAGTGCCTTTAGTGCTAAGATTTTTTGGATCAGCGTATACACCAGGATTTTGTTCTAAAGTAGCAACATCAAGTTCGCCATCATCTTCTGGAACTAATCTTTGAACACCAGCGTCTAACGCTAAATTATATAACTCGTTTGCTTCAGCGTCACTGTAGCTAGCAGTTTTCATAAACTCATTTACTACAGCTCGTTTTTCAGCATCTATTTGCATGTTCTCGGATATAGCTAGTTGTGCTGCAGCTTGGTTTGCTGCTGCCATACGTTCTTCTTTAGATCTTCTAGCCCCGGACAGCGGTTCATTGAACGCTCTACCTGCAGCGCCATAACCTTCGCCTTCCATCAACGCAGATCCACCCGCGATTAACGCATCGCCGAGAGTTGCTAATTTGTTAGTGTCATCCGAACCTGCTAGTAACTCAGCATATTGTTCCATTGCCTGTTGCATACGTGCTTGGTTTTCTTCTTGGTTTCGTGCAGATAGTTGTTCTCTTGTCATGTTTGTTTTAGACACAACACCTGAATCATCCAGACCACCAGGTGAATCATCTAAACTAAATTGAGGTCCACCGTATAAAGTTTCATAAAACTTTTTATAAGAATCACCTTGTCCCAATAATGCGTCATATGCTTCTGATCCACTTTCAGAAGCTAATATATCTTTAATTGTTGGTATTGCACCAATAGTCATGTTTATAGGAGTTCTAGATATTTCAGTAAGTAAATCATCAGCAGTGTCACCATAGGTCTCTCTAGTTTCGCCTGACATATCTTGTCCATATCTTGCAAGACCATATGGCACACTTCCTAAAATAGCGCCTGTGCCTGCTGTTGATCCTAAAGTTTTAAAAGGAGCTCTTTTTAAAGCTTCTTTATAAGCTTTCATTATACCTTCACCAGCCTCGTCAGCCATGCCTAAATAAGGCACGTCTTTTGGCGCGTCTGTTTTTTTATATTTATCATACAGTTTTTTTAAATCTCTAGCTCTTCTACCGATATTACTAGCTCCACCTGTAAGAAGGTCTAATACTATACTACCCTTACCAAACTTTTGTCTAACTGATCCACCAGCATTATAATTGTTACGATATTCCAGACCAGAAGTAATACCAACGCCGTGCGTGTTCACCGGTCCGCCTAGTTTAAACATTTTTCTACGTAGCGCTACATGGCCACCATCTTGATATGGTAAGTGTTGTTTTAAAAAGTTCATGCTTTCAACAGCACCACCAGCAGCATAACCCCTATCAAGTCTTTCTTGCATAGCTTTTTCAAAAGCTTCTTCATAAGAAAAACCTTGTTCTTCAAGTTCTAGTACACGATCCATGTCTGGTCCACTACCTTCAGAAAAACCTACCCGACCACCGGTTGCAAATTGATCGTCATTAAAAGGGCCTTGTGGAACGAGTTCTATATTGCCTGGATCAAGCATTAAATCAAATTTTTCTATAATGTCTGGTGTTGCATCATAGTCATAACCGAATTCATTCATTAAAGTGTCTACTAATCTTTGGTAAAGTGGTGGTGACATTAGCTTGCTCCTCCCGGATTATAACCAAACAAACTACCTATGTTTGCCATGATACCACTACCTACACCAGCGGCACCTAAATATTTTTCTGCACCAGTTGCGCCCGGAGCAGTAGTAGATCCAGTAGTGTAACCACCACCATAACCACCCATCATACTAGCTAGCTGTGAACCTATGAAACCCATTTGCTCATACGGTGCATACTGTCTTAGTTTATTACGTTGTGAAATTGCATCAAGTCCTGCTTGTTGATATCTTTGTTGTTGATCACCAAAGCTACTTAAGATACCAAACTGCTGTGCTTGAAACTGCGGTATGGCGTTAGCCATTTGCATATTAGCTGCCAATGATTGTTGGTATGGTGACATCTGTGATTGTGCTAAACCTTGTTGGCTTTGTCCTGTTTGGAATAAATTATTAATGTCAGCTTGTGCTGCACCTAAAGCTTGCTGACCTAGACCAGATTGTAACTGTGCTGCGGTACCATACATACCTTGGTTTTGCTGTGCTTGTTGCATGGCTCTTTGACCCATACCCATTTGTTGACCATAAGCTTGATTAGCTAATTGATTTGCTTGTGTAAAACCTTGTTGTCTTAAACCAGCTAACGTACCTGCCATGCCACGCGCACCTTGACCAGCTAATTCACCCTGTGCTACACCGAATCTTGAACCACCAAAAGCATTGCCTGCACTACCTGCAAGTTGACTTTGTTGTTGTGCTAATTGTTGTTGGTAATCAGCCATGGTCGAATCAATAACTTCTTGTTGATACGGTGACATAAAACTTTCATAACCTTGTGGTCCACTAAATTGTCCGGCTCTTTGTAAATATTGATCACCTGCACCTTGGCCAGCTGCTGCTGCAGCCTGTGCAGCGTCTGCCGCAGAGCTAGCTTTTTTTAAAAATGGTGAAGCCGCAGTACTTGCATAGTACCCTTGAGTTAATCCCTGTGCTTGATCTAAAGCTGATTTAGCTTGACCAAGTGCGCCTGCTCCAGCACCTTGAATTTGTCCTGCAGCTTGTCCCGCTGCATCTAAAAATGGTTGGTAAGCCCCGATCCCCGATCCGGTGACCGCGCCAGTTGATGGGTCATAATTGAATCCTTGACCTTTTAAAGCAGACGTAATTGCTGCTTGTTGTAATTGGTTTTGGCCTGCAACTTTCGGTGCAAACGAATCTGTGTCTATACTACCTGTCATCATGCCCATTAGTTTGGGCATGTACATACTTAACGCTGCTTCAATCGAAGGTGAAGATAAGGTTTGACTGGTCTGAGTACCAGTATTTTCTTGTGGTCTTTGTTTAGATCCCATTATACTTTAGACTCCAAGCTATTCATTAAATCATACATTACTTGTGCACCTTTATTTACACTACCACCGCCAGCAGCTTTAACTGCATCTGAAGTCATTACAAATTCATTTTTTGCTAGCATCGCTGGCACGTCATCGTGTTTTTCTTTAGCACCCATCGGGATAAAACCGCCACCGCGACCTTCTAGTTGCATACCTTGTGGTACTTGTTCTGTTTGTGGAATACTACCAAGACCACCCATGTTATAATTACCTCTTACTGGACCACCTTGATTCATAAACTTACTTCTAAGTCTAGACATCTCTTCATCAAACTCATCTAATTCAAACTCATTTAATTCTCTATATGGTTTATTAAACATTCTAAAAGAATGTTCGTCAGCATCATCTAAGGTACCGGGCTCGCCACCAGACCTAAGTCCAACACGTCCACCCATGTTCATTTCTTCGCTTTGCAATAACTCTTGGTATTGTCGTAAAGTTTCTTCCATGCGTTGTTTATTTAAATCTTGAGTTTCTCTTGAAAAATTCATCATATCTTCTGAAGCTTCTATGTCTGGTGATTCTTCTCTACCGTATATTTCTTGAAATAATCTTTGTGATAGTTCGTCGTCACCAATAATAGCGTTTTCAGAAGGACCAATACGTCCGCCGTCCGCCATACCTGGTGCCATTACATATGGATTATATTCTCTAAGTTTCTTTTTATCCGGTAATGGTCCTGGATTAGGATTAGGGTTGTATCTATTTAAACCTGTATAATTTAATGATGGGTATAGTTCTTCATATCTACCCGCACCCATTTCAGTGCCAGGAGTATAATCACCCTTCATACCACTACCGTAAGAAGCAAAAGATTTTCTTGCATCTTCAGGTGACATAATACCTTTAGACATCATCATGTGATAATCGTATGCTGCTTGTGCTGCGTCGTCATCTTTACTGGTGTCTAGTGGTTTATCTTTTCCTTGACTCATTAAAGCTAATGATCCAAGCCCTCCTGATGCACCTGCTATTTTAGCAGCAGTAGAAAATTGGCCGCCAGACCCTAACAAACCACCAAGAATACCTTTTGTTGCTGGTGTTGCGAGTGCTGTTCCTCCAAGACCCCCTGATCCAGCCATTGTTCCTAGTAATTTAGCTTTTGCTGCTGGTCCAAATAAACCTGCCCCTGCGCCACCGGTTGCTAGTAAAGCTAGTGGTAATAATACCTTTGGTCTAGCTACTTTTTTTACTATTTTTTTTAATGAACCCATTATAGATGATACTCTCTAGTTGTTAATTTGATGTGACTTCTAACTAAACCATTTGCTGCTAATCTTAACCATTGTACTGGTTTACCGATGCCAATTAAGTGTGTGAAAAATGTTCTATAGTATAGCATAGCTTCGTTATGTTTTCGTTTAAAGATTGAATCGATGACCCATAGTCTGTCGCCACTGTTCCAATCGTTATAACCAATCTCCCTGGTTTCTAAAAAATTCTTTTCGGTTTCCTCGTTTAAGAAAGCCCAATTTCTATAACCATATACACCGTCTTCGTCTCTATGAACTTTACATTGTCCTAGCTCTAATGATGGGTATATGTGGTAAAATATTTCTTTGACCTTAGCACCGTTCCATACAGGATAGTCATCTTTGTATAAGTCGATAACTTCAAGTATGTCGTTTATGTCATCCATATTTTACGCAAGGTGGTTAAACTTGATAGCTTAGTCTCCCGACTCAGCTCCTATAGGTGGCATCTCCAGTACGCGTACCGTGATGTCTTTGGTAAAGTATTCTGCCCATGGTTTACCACAGTTAGAACAGTTACCTTGTGGTTCTTCTTCTGAATTTACCTCATTATCACAATTTTTGCAATAAGTTCTAGCATAAATTTCAGGTTGAATTACCGGTATTTCGTGGCCATCCACAGTCTTATAAGTAATAGGTTTACCTGCTTTAATCAAACGCATTACGATATCTCCAATGCGGACATCACTACATGCAAATCGTTAGCATTTTCTGCTTGTACTTTAAGCTCTTCATTTTCGTTTAATACTAATGTATTAGTCAATAATTCTATTGTAGTTTTAGCAGATACATCTTTTTGTTTAAATAAACTAAAGACAGTATCGCTGCTATTTAATAACGTTACCGTTATTTCACAAGCATTACTAGCGTCATCATTAGATACTAAAATTGATCTAACTACAGTTACAGTGCTAGTCGGCACTGTATATAAAGGCGTTAAATCAGTAGTAGTTAAATCTACTTTTTTGTTTAAAAATAAATCAGCCAATGAACCAGTTCCTCGCTAATGTTTCGTCTTTAGTTTGTTGTTGATAACCAAAATTTAATTGTTGTACTATTTGTTCAAGCTCTTTGATAAGCGTGTTAAAAGTTGGAGAATCTACTATTCCGGTGTTGCTTTGTGGTAATCTACCTACAGTTATCTGTGCCATTATCTACCTCCATCCGGTTTAATTTCTAACCTAAGCGTACCAAAACGCCAAGTGTCATTAAGATCCTCACTCGATATTAATATATTTGCTTGCCGACCACGACCACGAGTATCTACTTTAGTAGTAGTTGGAGCAACAGTTGACCTATTAATTCTGGTGGTACTATAATTAGTAACTTTTTTATTATCAACATGTGCAACTGCGGTGGTAGAGTTAGCGCCACGAGTACAGCCACTTATTATATTAGTGTTAGTGTTGTTTGCAGTGTAAGTAATTAGTTCAGTACCTATTAAAATAGTTCCAGCGCTAGGAAAATTAATCGAGGCTGTTAAAGTAATTGTGGTAGCACTACTGGTAATTGTACCGTTTACAGTTGTCTCATTAGACACAGAGTTATAATCTTTAAAACTTAATAATACATCAGCACTACCTTTTTGATCTTTAAAATCTGGTACAAATCTATTGATTGACAAAATTTGTTCGCCGTCTTCTATATCTACATCACCTGATTGTAAAAAACAAGGTAACGCTGCGGTGTCATTATTAAAACCATCTTCATGTAAATAAACTACAGAAGCACCATCGGTTAGCCCAAGCACTGTTGGTATAGTTCCGGTTTCAGTTGGTTCATATTCTGTAGCATAAGGTAGTTCATACACACCTCTGTCTAACCAAGTAGTCCTAGCTAAGTTATTAGTGTACCAAATATTTTCTAAATAATTATAAGTTACATTACGATCAATAAAGTTAGAATTTTTACTAGCATAAAACCAAGAAACTTCATTAAAATCAGTATTAATACCAGTGTAAACTAATTGTTGTTGTGTAGTACTAAAATCATCAAACACATAGTCTTGTACACTACACGGCATTTTTTTAATACCACCATCAAACATATAAAAAGCATTTTGACTCATCCAAAAAGTCGTACCATTAACATCAACCGCACTGTGTGGTGATACTGCACCACAGTTAGCACCAATTTGCGATATACCAAATACAAATGGCGCCCCAACAAACTGTAACGAATGTAAAGAAGTGTCAGTCCATACTAAAATTGATCCTCTAGATCTAACCGCAGTTACAATTTTAGAACCATCTTGTATTCTAAAAGACCCGGCAGTGTTGATAGAAGATGGTCCCCACGTACTTAAAGTTTCTTGTGACGCAAATCTTAAAAACAAATCATCTTGGTCTGAGGTAGTGCCAATAGTTGTTTCTGTACCAAATAAAAACACGTGTCTGTTAGTAGACACTACTAAATGTCTAGATGCAGTTGGCGCACCACTAATAGCAGCTGCTCTGGTACTGGCACCATTAGATAAATCCCATTTAAACAAAGCACCATCGTTAACTAAAGCTAATAAGTCTTCGCCAAAACTTTCAAACACCCAATATCTTGATTCAATAACAGTGTTAGATTCAGAAGCTGCTTCGTTCCAACCAATAAAACTTAAACCAGAAGATACATCTTTTAATATTGTTACTACTGAGTTGTCTGCGTGTGCTACATTATCATGACTACCCACCGCACTAACACTAGTAGTATCAGTTAAACTAGATAATCCCCGGACCACGGTCAAGTCATTACTACTAACCGATGATACTTTCATAATTTCTTGATCAACTAAAATATAATCATTAGCTGCAAAGGTAGCACCAGTATCTACAGTAACTACAGTTTCCGTTGCATCTAAAACTTCGTTTAATTGATCAGTAACAACTACTTCAGGTGTACCGTTCCACGCACTAATACCCCAACCAAAACCATACACATTAACTTCAGGACCAATGTTAATTTGATAAGCACAATCCACAGCACTTGAACCACCGCCGGTTGCACCGCTGCTCGCGTTGCTTGAATGGGTAACAGTATATACACTAGCACTAGCTACTGAAGTAATTTCAAATTCTGCATTCATATCTAAACCACCAACAGCTGCCGCGTTAGAAAAAGTTACAAAGTCGCCAACTTTAGCGCCGTGTGCTGCATCCGTAACTGTAACTATTGGCGAACCATTAGTAGTTACAAACGGATTGGTTAAATTTACACTAGCGGTAGTATTATTATCACCGTCTGGATTTCTAATAGGAGTAATATCGGATATTGCGCCCTCAACATAAAGGTATAATTTTTTGTCAGTACCAAACGCTAAATGTCTAACACCGGAAAGTGAAGACCACGCAAACTGATCGCGTACGGAACCAATTAATTTTTGAGAAGTAAGTTTAGTCCACCCACCAATTTTCTCTGGTTGCCCATATCTAAATCTTATGTTCTCACCATCAATCCATTTACCCTCAGCACCATAACTAGTGCTTTGTTTATCAAAGCCAGGTGCAAATTTTATTGAAGCTAAAGGCATTACTCAGAATATCCTAAATTTTCATTAGAATTAATTTCTTCTACATCTTCAATAATATCTATTCTATAAATATTTTTATTAAATTCTGCGTGTATGCCTTTTATATTTGTTGAACTGGTGTATTCTTCGTTTTTATCTACACCGTCTTCTTTATAATATATTTTATATTTAGCCATTATACTATCCTTACAAATTGATAACTAATTGAACCAGCAGCACCAGCAGCACCAGAGGAACTAAAATTATCGTGTTGAGCAGAACCACCACCACCGCCACCGCCAGGAGCTGACCCAGCACTTCCAGGACTTCCACCACCAGAGGAAGAACCGCCATTACCACCAGCGCCATTATCATTAAAAGAATCACCACCAGCAGAACCATCAATTCGACAGTTATCACCACTACAATTACCATTGTTACCACCAGCATCGCCTGCTCCAGCACTACCTGCACTTACACTTACTCCCGAAGTAGTTGTTCCAGAGGTTACTTGAGTAAAAGCAGTAGATCCAATACCACCCGCAGAACCGGCTGTATTTGATCTTAACGGTCCACGTGCAAAACCACCAGCAGAGCTACCACCACCACCACCACCAGCGGTAATATTATTATTAGTAGCACCACCAAATACAATAATAGTAGTATCACCACCATTGCCAGCCGTGCCTCCATGAAAAAATTGTGCACCTGAATCTGCACCTGCAGCGCCACCAGCACCAATTACTACAGATAGTCGGTCTCCGGGTGTTACAGTAAAGTATTGTCCTAATCTACCAGCACCGCCACCGCCACCAGCACCAGCACTTTCACCGCCAGCTTTAGTATAATCTTGTCCTCTAAACCCACCGCCACCGCCACCAAACATAGATACAATGAAAATAGCATTAGCTCCAATTGGCACGGTTACAGCAGGGTTACCGATAGCTGAAGAGGCAGAAGTAGTTTGAAAAAAAGTAGTGTCGTAAAAATCAGAAAAGCTAATAGCACCAGAACTTGGAATAGCATTACCATCACCGTCGGCTGCACCAGAAAAAACTGTACTAGTACCAGAATAAAACTCGGATAAACTAAATGGTGATTCGTTATCCCACTCTGCTTCTATTTCTGTAAAAGATAAAGATGAACCGGCTGCTTTAATAGTCATTAACTTGACTCCTTAAGCGATTTAACCTCTTCCCTTAATTCTTTAATGGCTTCGATAAGCACACCAACCATGTTGCCGTAAGCAACACTTAAATATTCTTGGTTAGTATGTACAACTTCTGGTAAGATATTTTGTACTTCTTGAGCAATAACCCCGGTCCCCGCTGCGCCTTCTCTGGTAAAGAATACCCCGCGCAAATCACACACTCTATTAAGAGCATTATCAATCGTTCTAATATCAGTTTTTAAACGCATGTCAGAGAATGCGGTAACATCGTTATTGAATGTAGCAGCGCCGGCCGCGGACATGTCAAGAGTTAAAGCAGTGATCGTTGAACCGCCGTCGTTACCTTTAAATGTAATGTCTTTGTCTTGAACAGTTGAACTAATGTTAAAATTTGAATTTGTTGTTGAAATTTCTCCTATTGTGGTTCCACCATCTTTAAAAATAAAATCACCACCATCAGCATCTAGTGTAATATCTCCAACTGCATCTAGTGTAATATCTGTAGCAGCAGTTATACTTAGACTACCTGTACTTAAAGCTATGGTAGTACCGTCAATAGTTATAGCATCAATTTCTACACCAGCGTCAGCAGTTAATACTCCAGTCACTGCAAGAGTCGACGCAAATGTAGCAGCACCACCATCAGCACCAGTTAACATAGCATCATCACCACTGGTAATAATTAATTCATTACTTGAGCCTGTAAGTTTACCAAACTGAGTACCACCGTCTTTAAAGACAACATCACCACCATCAACATCAATAACTAGGTCATCAACAATATCGATAGTAAAACCGTTTAGTATGGTCATAGTTCCAGCAGAACCAGAATGAGTTAATTGTATATCTGAATCCGCACCTATTTTTAAAATAGCACCATCATCGTCTAAATGTAAATTACCATCTACCGTTGGATTTTTAAGTTTATTTTTAATTGATTCGTAAGTAAAAGTTGCCATAATTATTTATCCTTTAATCTCCAACCAAAAGTTGAGTCTTGATAGACTAATGTAAATCCAGCGTTGTTGGTATCAACTACCATTTCATCACCAGCAGTGTTAGCCATAATTTTTTCACTACCCGGTTCTACCGTTAGATTGTTAGTATCAAAAGTACCTTCTGCATCTACAAAAGCAACTTCATCGCCTTGTGTTGGTGACGCTGGTAACGTAATTGTTACAGCACCTGCACTAGTATCAACAAAAATATTATCTCCAGGAAACGCTGTATAAGCAGAAGTCTTTTCAATCCAAGTTGGCGTAGCCGCATCAACGTCATGCCAGTTAGTACCATTAGTAATTATAGAATAAGTTCTATTAGGCAGTAATACAAAAGTATTGCCACTAGCACCTAACCTAATAGTTATTTTAAAAGCAGTGTTAGCGTTACGTAAAATATAAGTTTTTTCTAAAGCCGGAAATTGTACCGTGCAATCTTGGTTAGCACTACCAAAAATAATAGCAGCTTGTCGTGATTGATTATCTGCAGGAGTTTGTGGACCATTAGCAGTAGTTAAGGTAAGAGATGAACTACCTGAAGTGCTAACAGTTAAAACTCCAGCAATAGCTTGTTCAATAGCTTGATCGAGATTATTATTAGTTGTAGTTCCCCAAGAACCAGCTTGTTCGCCAGAACCAATTAACTCAAACTTTAATCTATTTGAAAATGTCGATGCCATTACACTTCGCTCCAGTCCTCAGTTGCACTTGTGGTTGATACGTCAGACCACGTTTCTCCTATACTATCAGCAACCTCGCTGTATGTAAAGATAGAAGCATTATTAATTGAACCAGTAATTAGATTGCTGGTTGGTAAGAAAGTAGATTTAAACGAGTATTCTGCACCAGCTGCTTGGAGAGTAGTATTTATTATGCCAGCAGTAGTAATCACGGGCACCATTTCCGGGACCGCCGTGCCTTGGCTTGCGGTTACCACATTAGTGGTCATTTGCACATCCACGAATGGTTGTGCATTACCTAAACTCTGAGTACCAAATGGGTGAAAGCCGAACATTATCTAACTAGCCATTCTTCAACATCACTACTGATGTCTCTCATTTTAATCCAATTTGTTCCTGTTGGTTGTCCTTTTTTAAGTCTTAGTTTACCCATAATACCAACCGCATCCCATTCTTTTCTATCTTCTCTAGGAATATATGTTAAAGAAGGATCATAACTAGAGTTTAATTTTTCTCTTTTTAAGTTTGTAGTGCCATCTTTTTCTTTTGAGGTAACCACAGCATCATCAGGTGCAGTAACACCAGTTGGAATTTTATCAGTTTGATAACTATGATAAACATCATCTTTACCTTCTTCAACTATAGTCCATTCTGTTTGTGTATAATCTTCCCAAACTCTACTACCCCATACATCAAGTTCATATTTTTCTTTCCATACCATAGGTTGAGCATCTCCAATAACAACTGGAAATGATGATATAACTCCTATAATATTAGCGGTGTCATCTGAATCAGTTGCTTTAACTATTTGATTACCATCAAGCACTACAGAGTAACCTCTTCTATCTTCACTAGAACTGTTACCATCTTTCCATTCAAAATACTCGGCATAGTCAGCACCACCAGTTGTTAAACTACCACCATCAATACTTAATACTCCATCACCTCTAACTCTACATTTTGGGTCAGCTTCATTGTTTGCAGAAAATTCAGCAATATGAAATGCACTATTAGCCGATCTGTTAGTACTTGCTTTAAACACATCATCATCATAACTAGCATTAGTACATCTAAAATGACCTGCAGATACAGACTGTGCTCCTTGATGCACAAGTAATCTTGTGTCTCCTTGTGCATCAGTTTGACCTATACAAATATCACCATTATTAAGAATTCTCATTCTTTCAGTTGAAGTGTTTGCACCATCTGCTGTAGTATGAAACTCTAATCTGCCTGGTGTATCATTTTCACCTGGAGTACCATCTACATCAGCACAGATAAAAGCTGCTACTGAATTTCTATCTACGCCATCAGCGGGAGCAAAAACAATCTCTCCTATTCTATCTCCATTTTCTAAGATAGTGTGTTGAGCTAAAGTATTACTTCTTGATTTACTAAGGAATATTGCAGGTGGGTTATTTTGTGCATCAATACCGCCCATAATATGGAAAGTGAATCCATTAGCATTATTAGCACCTTGTAATTGAAATGTAGAGTCCATACCACCATTAGTATTAACTGGCACTGGAACAGTACCTCCACCATCACCACCAGTAATTATAAGAATATTATTACCACCATCAACAAAAAGTTTATGAGTTTCGTTATTAGATTCTACTCGGAAGTCTATGTCAGCACTATCTTCGTTAAATACTGTTTCAGCACCAAAAGATACTTTTTTAACTTCACTTCCAGCAACTACACCTTTAATATTTAGAGTTGCATCTTCACTACCATTAGATACATCGTCCAAAGTAACATCAATTAAAGCAGCTTCAAAAGTGTTTCCTGCATCATCATCTGAAACAAAGTGTATTCTTCCGCCTACGTCACCGTCAGCAGGAGAACCAGAATCTCTTTGTAAAGTTAATTTAGGACCAGCACCACCATCAGCATCTGTTGATACTAATGTTAATTGATTTGTATTATCAGCAGTAGTAATTACACAACCATCATTAGATGTAAAACCACCATTAAATACTGTAGTTGCTGTAGTTGTTAATACACCAGTAACTAAAGCCGTAGTTGCCATATTCACAGCACCATCAATGTCTACGACATCAAGGTTAGTAGTACCGTCAACATCTATATCACCTGATATATCTAATGAAGCAAAGACAGAGGTACCTGTTGCTGTTACTGTACCTGTTACATCAACACCTGTAGCAGTTGTGTCTAGTTTAGCAAGGTTGTTATGGTAAAGAGTTACAGCACCATCTTGTATGCCTTGAATCATTAGTTCAGAACCTGCGGCATTCATAAGTTGTAAATCAGCCGCTGCAATTTTTAAATTACCAGTACCACTGTCAACAATCTGTGAGTGTGAACCATCGTGAAATATTTTTAAATCTGCACTTGCACCAAATCTTAATTGAGTTGAATCTGCAAAATCTAAAGAGTTATTAGAAGAATCCCAAGTAGCACCAGTAGATGCACCAGTTAAAGTAAAGTCACCATGTGTTGTTACTGCAATATTTTCATCAATAGATATTGCCGGTGTCGTACCAACTGCACTGCCTTTACCTATAATTAAATCATCAGCCGAATCATCTAAAGCAATATAAAAGTCTTGGGCATTACCATCAAAGATCAACGCTGCGTCTTCCGCGCCGGCATCACCAATAGTAAAGGTTGGCGTAGTACCAGCTAGCGCAACATCACCAATGATGTTACCGTCTTTAATAGTTAGACCGTCAATCGTTACCCCATTAGCTGAGGTTTGTTCTGATATAGTATCTACTTTTATTTCACTGGTCATAGTTTATCCTTTAGCTAATATCAATGCAGCTTTCAAAGCATCTTTTTCGGTAGATGTCCAAACCACACCAGCAATGTCTTGTATCTTTTGGTCTTTGGCAGATAAATCAGTATCTACCCAAGTATTATCGTCACCAGTAATAGTGCCACAATCAAATGCTTCTCGTATATTTTTACGAGCAATCTCTGTGCCATCTTCTTTTACTATTTGTGCGTAGCGTACTTGAATACAGTTGTATTGTCCTACAATTTCTATTTTATCTACGATTGTTTCTTTAGTTATTGCCATTGTTTTCTCCTGTTAAATTATGCTGCTAAATAATGAAAGTTTACACTTAGTTCTGTTCCAGAGCCATCTATGTCAGTTGCATTAAAATCTTTTCCGCCATTAGCAGTATTTGTTCCTTTTACAATAATAGCAGTAGTTGCCCCAGCAGTTTGTATATCTATAAAACAAATCCCACCAGCACTATTTGCTGCTCTCGCATTTACTAAATATCCAAAACCTCTTGTTATTTCTGCTCGGTCTGATGTATCAGCCAATGCAAAAGGTAAAGGAAAAGTAACTTGTCCTGCGGCATCACCTGAACCCATTTTTAACAATCCAGTTATGTGTACTACTCTACCAACTTTAGTGTAAGCAAGTTGTCTAAAACCACTCGCAACTGCAATAGAACCAGAACTAGCAGGAGTTAAAGTTAAATCTCCAGTTACACCCTCTTCATAATCATCGAGTACGTTAGATGCTGTATTTGCTGTGGCTACGCCAAGAGCAATTCCAGCGGGAACAGATATTACTTGGTTAAGGTGAATCCTCATTGCTTCAGTATCGTTAGTAAAAAAAGTCATTAACTCGTTATTATGTTCGTAACTAATTTGACCTCTCCTAGCGGCAACATCAGTTGCTCCAGTGCCATCAGCAAAGAATATTGAACCTTTATCACCAGCACTTGAGCCAGTATAAATTGTTATGCCTTTATCTCCTGACCCAGTTCCAATAATTAAATCATCTGCTCCCGCATTAAAATCAGTTTCATTTGTACCAATCATAGTTGTATTAGTATCAGCATCTATAACTAAAGCGTGAGTTCTAAGTCTAGATTCTACTCGGAAGTCATTTTCTGCATTACTTTCTTCGTTAAATACAACACCTACTCCATCTCCAAATCTTGCAAACTCTTTTACTGCACCACCTATTAAACCAGCAATTTTTAATACACCATCTTCAGTACCATCAGTAACATCAGTTAAATCACCACGAACTGTTATGTAATCAATTTCTTCACTAGCATCATTTTCAGCAGAAAAAATTATTTTACCAATATCATCACTATCAGCTGGTGAACTAGAGTTTCTAAACAATCTTAAATTAGGACCAGAAGTTGCATCAGCATCAGTTGATATTAAAGAAAGGGTGTCGGTGTTATCAGCAGTGGTGATTGTAGAACCATCGTTAGCAGTAAAACCACCATTAAATACTGTAGCTGCAGTTGTAGTTAATACTCCAGTTACTAAAGCCGTAGTGGCCATATTAACCGCGCCATCAATGTCTACAACATCAAGATTAGTCGTGCCGTCTACGTCTATGTTACCAGAAATGTCTAATTCTACCGCAGTCAATACTCCACCAGAGCTTAAACTCATTTTAGTTGCCGCAGCTTCTGATGCGCCAACCATAAAGTCAATAGCAGTAGCATTAGCCGAAGAACTAAAGTCACCTTCGGATCTAGCTTGAATCGCTGCTGCTACTAAGATCGCATCGGTCCCTGTGCCTTCGTCCGGCGCTTGGAAAGCAATCTTACCAATAACATCGTTAGCCGCCATATCAGTCTCTGCAGTTTGCAAAGTTAAGACCATCGGTTTATTGTCAGCAGTGCCTTGACTCTTTAAGGTAATACCGGCGTCCGCGGTTTTCTCAGAAATTTTATCGACTCTTATTTCACTCATAGATTATCCTTATTCAGTTACGTCGGCTACGTTCGATAACTGGCTACTAGTTTTTAAATCTGCATAAGCTAATGCTACTGGATTAGTTGATGTAGTAATGTCATAAGCTATTTTAAAGTGATCAACGTGTCTGTTAGATATCCGCATAGATTGCTCTTTTGTTGCGTCATCACGAGTTGCTTTATCTTTATAGATTATAACATCATAAACCAATTTCCAATCACTGCCCATTTTTTTTACATATGCAGACGTTACTCTAACGTATGCACTTGTTAGTGCTACTCCATCGTGAGTTGTCATATTTGCTGTTATTGCCATTGTTTTCTCCTTAGTTTAATAATTTAATTTCGTTTTGTTCTAGTATCTCGTTAGCTTTATCTTCACCAACTGCTGCTTTAGCTAGCTCATACATTGCGTTAGTTAGCTTTTGAGTTGCCTCATACTGTTGCCAAATAGCACCATTGTGAAGTCTGCTCATACCTGTAATATTAACCATTGGTGTAGCATTACCGTCATCATCAGTACCAATAAGTCGTGCTTTTTGTAAATCATCTTTATTGTATTGTACAAATTTATCAAACTTAGAATTTATAACACCTTGCATATGGTTTAAATCAAATGCTCTAACTAGTTGAGCATCTTCATAAGTATCAAAAGTACCAACAGTTGCTGATTGATTACTAAATAATTCACCATCTCCTTTAATAATAAACTGAGCTTCATCAGATTGTCTAAAAGAAGCAATATTATCATCAGCATCTAAACCGTGTACATTATTATTATTCTTTTTACGAGCATCAACAGCCCAAGCAGAAGTAGCAGAAGTAGATTCTGCTGTGTTTGATCCAGTAATAAAGGCTTCCATTTTCATTCCAACAGCAGATCCTGAAAAGGCTGTTATTAATAAACCACCACTACCATCACTAAGTTTTCTTTGTTCTACATAAGTATCTGTTTCAGCAAGAGCTGTGATAGCGTGGTCAACATCAGAAGATTTGAAAGTTAAGATGTTACTATCACTTGCTCCTTGATTTATACAAAGTCCACCATCAGAAACATCGGGAGCTGCTTCCGAAATACCAACTTTACCACCATCTGAAATTCTAAGCCTTTCAGCACCATTAGTGTTAAAGTGCATATGATTACTATTATGATTATAAGTTATTCTTGCTACATCAGCAGCACCACTATCAGCAAAATTAATAGAACCATCACTACTTGCACCTGAACAAATAGTCATTCCACTATCACCAGCACCTTCTAAAACTAAAGCATCAGCATAATTTTCAACAGACGCTCCACTATCAGCTTCTCTAATGTGTAATCCGATACCTAAATCAGCTGGTCCAGCAATACCGACTCTATTAGTGCCAGAATTAATGTTTAGCATATCAGCATTGCCAGCTGATTCTACTCGGAAGTCTATGTCAGCACTACCTTGATTAAAAATAACAGATGCTCCATTAGTATCTGCTGGATCAAAAGTCAACCAATCTATTTCAGTTCCAGCAAGAATTGAACCTAAATCCATTTTACCATCTTCAGTACCATCAGAAGCATCTCTTAGTTGTGTTCTAATTCTACCATAAACTACATCTTGACCTGCATCATTTTGACCTTCAAATTCTATTTTTCCTAAATCATCTCCATCTTGTGGGTTATGTGAACCAGTATGTGAATTTCTATATAATCTTAAATTTGGACCAGAAGAAGCATCAGTATCAGTTGATGTTAATGTTAAGTTATCTGAGTTATCAGCAACTGTGATTGTAGAACCATCATTAGATGTAAAGCCACCATTAAATACTGTAGCTGCAGTTGTAGTTAATACTCCAGTAACTAAAGCCGTAGTGGCCATATTAACCGCGCCATCAATGTCTACAACATCAAGATTAGTCGTGCCGTCTACGTCTACATCGCCAGAAATATCTAAATTTGTAAATACAGATGTACCTGTTGCTGTTACTGTCCCTGTTACATCAATACCAGCAGCAGTTGTTACAAATTTAGCAACATTGTTATGATATAATTCAACACCAGCATCAGTATCAAAAAATGCCATTGTTTCAGTTGTACCTTTTTGAAGTGATATGGCATTACCATCAGAAATAATTTTTAAATCTCCTGTACCACTATCTTGAACATAAGAGTTAGAACCATCATGATACAATTGTAAATCATTACCAGTGCCTAAAATTACTTTTGCATTGTCAGCAAAACTTGCAGTACCTGCGTGAGCTGTTGTAGATGCAAAATCTACAGCACCATCAATGTCTACAACATCAAGATTAGTAGTACCGTCAACATCTATTGCTCCACTAATATCTAATTCAGTTGCAATAATTTTATTATTAAAAGTTGCTGCACCAGCAGCAGACATATCAAGGACTAATGCTGATATTTCACTACCACCATCATTACCTTTAATAGTTATATCACCATCACTCGTGGTGTTTTTAATTATACCGTTAACGCCATCTATTTCTGTACCCATTATATAACCACCATAACCCCTTCAATTGTTACTACTGCCGCAATAGTAATAGGACCAGCAACAACTGCATGACCAACTATTTGATTAGCATTAATTTCTGAATCGTGTTCAGGGATTTGTTCTGATGCGGGAGCAGTGCCAATATAGAAAGGACCGCCTCCTTGTTGTATTGCCATAATAGTTACTCCTTAAGTGCTTATTGCATCAACTCTACTGATCCAAGCATGTACTCCATTTGCAGTACCACAAAGTGCTCGAACAACATCGCCACTATTTAAAATTATTTTTGACCCACCAGACACTAACTCTAAAGAACCTGCGGGTGGAATTGAAGCACCTTTAATAATATAAAAATCTGTACCAGCGCCATTAAGGTCAATGTAAACATCTATTGTAACGGTAGTAGTTAAAACATTTGCTAGTCTAAGTCCGACAATAGCATCATCTGAGTTAGCCGTTAATAGGTTAGTCTCAGAGTTGGTAATTACTATACCGGTTGATTCAAAATCTTGTGCCATAATATCTCCTTATATCACAGGGCGATTGCCATCGCAACTGCAAATCCTGGGGTTGTTTTTGTGTTTAATTGGGTCTGGATGTTACTAGTAACACCATCCGTAAAGTTTAATTCTGCTGCGGTTGCGGTAACTGTGGTACTAGCTATAGACAGTGCATCGGTTTCTAAGGTACCATCAATATCAACGTTACCAGAAACATCAAGAGATCCTGCATCAAGCTCACCAGTTAAAGTTACATTTCTAAAACCGGTTATATCTTTGTTGGAATCTACAATTACAGCTAATGAAGCTGATATGGTTCCTGCGGTAATCCCATCTACTAAATTTAATTCTGCAGCGGTAGAAGTAATAGCGGTGCCACCTAAAGTTATTGCATCACCTACCGATAAGCCACCAACGACAATATCCGCTAAATCATAACCAGTACCACCAGTATTAACCGTGGTCCCCGGTTCGGCTTGCAAGTCATCAAAGAACGTGAACGGGTCGCCCGTTGCACTAACATCTCTGAATACTCCGGCAAACTTAGCAGTACCACCAACACCATATTGTCCGTAGAAACCAAAGTCTAAAGCATCAGCACTAGTGCCTTGATCTTTAGCTAGTTTGAACATAGCATCCGCTACCGCAACTGTAGTTGAATCAACCGTGGTGCTCGTGCCGCTGACCGTGAAGTTTCCGGTTACTGTTAAGTTATCATTAATTGTTGTTTCAGAAGTAGAGTGACCAATAGATATAGGTACTCCAGAAGTAGCCGTTGCAATAGTAATACCATTAGTTGTATTAGAATTATCTATGTTTAAAGTTGAAGTACTATCAAGTGAGATATTAGAACCATCAACAACTAAAGTACCATCAATATCTGTGTTGTCTAAATTAGTGGTACCATCAACATCTAAGTCACCATTAAAATCTGCATTACCACCTAGTGCTAAAGTAGTAGCCATATCGACCGCGCCATCAATATCCACTACATCTAAATTAGTAGTACCATCAATATCTGCGTCACCGGATATATCTAAAGTTGCGCCGTCTAGTTCACCAGTAATAGTTAAGTTTCTAATACCAGTGTAATCTTTGTTTGCATCTAAAATAACTGCTTTAGAAGCAATCGCTGTACCAACTGCGGTACTACCTAAATCTAAGGCATTAAGTTCTCCAACAACTGCGGTAATACCATCAAGTGCATTTATTTCTGCAGCCGTAGAACTGATAGCAGTGCCATTAAAATTAATTTCATCTAAATAAGCCACACCATCGATATAAATGTCTTTCCATTCTTTAGATGAACTACCTAAGTCAAAAGCACCATCGTCATCAGGAATAATATTAGAATCAACTTCACCACCAAAAACAATGTTGTCTGTGTTAGCATCACCAAGAGTTAGAGTGCCACCGTTAAATGTTGTTGTACCAGTAACTGTTAAATTACCACCAACATCTAAATTAGCGCCTAGGGTAACGTCACCGTCTGCGTCCAGGAATACGGACCGCGCTGCGGGCATAGTACAAAATACGGTCTTCGTACCAGCAGAAAAACTAACGGCACTATCACTGTTAGAACTAGCATATACAGTAGTACGAGTAAGATCAGAACTGTCACCGTCTAGAGTGCCAAGACCTACTTCAAACTCATCTGCAGTTGCGTGAAAGATTGCATAGTAAGTAGTATTAGAATTACCAATACCTGCAGCAAAAGTTTCAAAACCAGTTGGTGCACCACCTAATGATAACGCACCGGTGCCGGTTGTGGTTGTGGTCTCTTTGACTCTTTCGTTAAGTACTAACGCCATTTAGTCTCCTTATGCCAATCTTATAATTGCTGTACTCGTTGCTGCTGCCGGAAACTGTATCGTAAAAGTTCCTGCAGTAGTTGCAAAATCCCCACCAAAATCTAACCAACAAACAGCATTTGCACTAGCACTATTTGCACCGCCACTTGATTGATAGATAAGCGCAAACCTTGCGGTGATAGTCGCTGTAGTAAAAGATGTGTCAGCAAAATCTATAAAAGCTGTTGAAGCAGACGATCCACCAGTTACACCATTGTTAGTTAAAGTATTACCACCACTAGTATACCCAGTGCCACTTGCTTGGTTAGTTGTATCAAATACAGAATCAGTTGCTGCTGCAGTTCTAGATGAAGTATACAAAGCCACTTTATAAGTGTCGCCACTTGATTGAAAGTTGTGGTTGCCTTTTAACAACTGATCTTTAAAAACATTACTAATTATATTAGCCATATATATTCTCCTTAAGGGTTTTCAGATGGCACCGGTATTCGCGGTACGCCGTCCATGTATTCATCTCTTCTTCTTCTACCCATTTGTTCACCAGCAATTGGTGTTAGAACATCTTTATAATATTGTTCATACATCTGCACCATTTGCGGATTTTTTAAAAATTTAAAAGCTTCTACGAGGCAGGCATAAAGCAACATCTCTGGTGCATTATTACTAATCCAAGTAGTAGTCGTACTTGAGGATAGTCCTGTTGGTTGCGCATTATACGCTAATTCTACAGTATACGTTGCATCCGGCGCCGGAGCAAGTAATATTGTGTCGTTATCCCAATTTGCATAATATTTTGGTGTTCCTGTAGTGGTTCTATTTGGTACAAATTCATTAATAAAAGACGTATCTTTTTTTTCTAAAGTAATACGTACATTGTCACTGCCAAATATTTGTACATATCTAACAAATGAAAATAGTTGTGGTGTAGCTCCAGGCATAGCTACAAATGGATCACCTGTTGTTAAACTAGCTGTTTTATATTTTTTAAAAACGTCTAAATCTATATTTCTAAAAATTCTAGATTCAGCGTGTTCTATAATATCGTTAGTAATTGTTGTAGTTAAAACATTACTGTCTGTTTCAGTATAGTCTAATAATTGTTGTGTTAATTCTGCGTATGTTGTCATGCTATTACAGTTGTTGGTCCAGCGTAAGACCTAACTCCTCCTCCTTTAATATTACCAGTTGTTGCAGTGTCTGTCGATACTGTGAATGTGTATATATTTGCATCAACTTTTGTTATTGTATACCCCGCAGCTTTATTTATATTTGTTGCGGTAATTCCATCAAAACTAATAACGTCATAAAAGCGCACCGTATCACTACTTGATCTGCCGTGATTTTCTTCAGTTACAGTTATTGCACTTGTACCAGCAGTTCCTGTTTTAAAAGAATTAGTTTTTAATAAATTTGGCACAGCGGTTTCTGTTCTATCAGGTCGTGCATCTTTTAAAGACTGTGCATCAACTGAATGATGTTTAGGTTCTAACTGTGGGTGTTTAACTTCAAACTCAGATTTATGTACAAACGAACCATTCCATTCCTTAATCATTTCGTTATATGGAAAAGCCATACCACTACGATCAGAAATTGCTTTTGCTTTTTTACCAGAAGAAAAACTAGACATGATAATTAACCCTTGGTCTTATATAAGTACTAGTAGAGGAACCATCTTCTGTTAAAGCTCTATTAAGTTCTTCTTCGTATAAAGATTTAGTTTGAGGAACTAGTTGAGGACTATATTTTTGTGCTAAATAATAAGATAAACCTGACACCATACATGGCACAAAACGATAAGGAACGTCCCCTGCGTTTGTATAGTCACCAACATCTTCTATTCTTTTTACAAAATATATATGTAAATCATCAGAGGCAGAAGTAGAATCTGGCACTGGATAAACTGTAAGTGTAACTCTATCAATAAATCTTTGTATATAATATTGTGTTGGTGTTCCAGATTGTAATTTATTACCTAATGCAGAATACTCTGAACGATTAATTTTTGTTAAAGCTATATCTAATTGTGAACTTTGTGTTCTGTTTTTTCTATGGGTTGCTTCTAATACGTCATCCATTCCAAAAATAGTCGACGCTACTTGATTGGTAGTTGCTTGAGCCCTATTAGAATCAGAGGTATCATCTGCTGCACTTCTAAAAAAGTGATACTCAGATTGATTTTCTACTAAATCAATATTAGTTTCTCTTAGTTCCCAATAATGTAAACCTCTATTAGACCATTCTTGAAACATTATATTTAAAGAACGTCTAGCTGATTTAAGTTGATAGCCTGTTAATTGATCTACGCCAACACGTTGATATGCTTCTTCTATAACTTCTTCAATAGAAAAAGTTTTGTCGAACGTTGCTGTTCCTGAAGTAGTGTTAGGCATAAGCTACTCCCTATTAATAAGCTTTATTTAATTCTAATATTATTGTGTAATGATCTAAATTAGTATGTCCACTAGTAGTAAGAAGAAGATCGCCATTAATTCCAGAACCAGCATTATTTTTAATACCACCAAAAGATCTAAGGTCCATGTAACCCATACTTACTCCAACTGCTGCACTACCACCTAAAACCAAACACACTACGTTAGTAGAAGCATTCCAATCTAAAGATACTCTCATGCCTCCTATATCATACCATACTTGAGTTATCGTAACTCTACTACAAGCATCGCCATTAATGTTTGCATTTAAAGTTGATACATCTACTTTTGCTACCGCTGATTCACCTGAACCATCTGATAAGTTAGTAAGTTTAATGATCGCTGTTTTTTCGCCGTCTGCTAAAGTTTGACTTGTTACTGCGTCTGCCATTTTATTTTTCCTCCGTTAGAGAGAAGGGGCCGAAGCCCCCGCTCCACATAAAGTTAATTATTTATTTTAAGTTAATGCCGCCAGTATTCGCTGCAAGACCATCAATGATGTCATGTGCAAGGAAAGCTAG